AAACCTATTGAAAAACATAGGTAGGAAACAAAAGGCGGTTATTCAGAAATCATTGAACAGGGTTTCTAATATAGCAGTTCTTATGATAACTAAGCGTACACAGTCTGGTAAGCTACCAGATGGCGGTCAAATGAGGGCATACGCTAAAGGCACAGTAAGAAGCCGTAAAAAGAGGGGTAGACAGACAGGCTTTGTAGACCTAACAGACACAGGTAAGATGTTTCGTAGCTTAGATTTCAAAACAGGTGGTTTAAAAAGCACATTATTCTTCTCAAACATGGAAAGAGCAAAGATAGCTAGTTTTCACGACACATTTGGGGTAGGTAAAAGACGTATTACAAGACCATTCTTTGCTATAGGCAATAAAGAAGAAGATAAGCTAAAAGCAGAGTTTGCGAGTTTTTATTTTAAAGAAATGCGGTTATGAGCAAGAGAGAAAACATAGCAAGTGACATAATTACCAAGCTTGATGCGGTGACCAGTCCTATTGAGTTCAAAAAGATTACTAGAGAACCCTTTGAAGTAGAAGAACTAAGTGATGCTCAATTCCCTGCTATGTTTATTCAGTCTGGTGATGAAACAAGGGAAGTATCTAGTATAGGTGATACAGGTGCAGGAACATATAGGGGAACGATAGACTTTTTGATTGTGGCTTTTGGCAAGGGTACAGATTCAAATATCGACACAGTTCGTAACCAGATTATAGAAGTTGTTGAAGAAACTTTAGATAATGATATAACTAGAAATGGTAATGCTATAGATACTCAAATAATCGAAGCATCTACTGATGAGGGTACAATATATCCTTATGGTGGTGTACGAATAACAGCAAGGGTGATATATGAATTTACTAGAGGGAGTGCATAATGGCTAAAAATGTGACTATGAAAAAAGGCGAAAGTATTATAAAATGCGTTGAAGACCATATAGAACATTTTGAAAAAAATGGTTATAAGGTACATGATGAAAAGGCGGTTTCTAAAAAAGTCGAAAAACCTAAAGAAGAAAAGGAGTAAAAAATGGCTACACATCACGGAAAAGAAGGGGTTGTTCATGTTGGGGGTACTGCGGTCGGTAACGCCACAGGCTTCACCATAGACACTACACACGATGTAGTTGAGGACACAGCGTTAGGTAGTTCAATGAAATCATATTTAGTTGGTCGAGGTACATTCACAGCTACTATAGATATGAACTTTGATGAAACTGATTCTGGTCAAACAACATTAGTGCAAGGTGCTAGTGCTAGTTTTGAGTTTATGCCAGAAGGAAGTGCATCTGGAGATAGAAAGTTCAGCGGTACTGGTATCGTAACTGGAATGTCTGTAGGCGTTACATTAGATGGTGTAACAACTAGAACTGTGTCTTTACAAGGTAATGGTGGGTTGACCATCGGAACAGTCTAAAATGTCAGATTCATCGATTGACTACTTTGATGGTATTCGTGACCATTTTAGTCAGCTAGACACACAGATTATTGAAGTACCAGAATGGGGTTTAACTGGCGATAAAGCTATTCACACCAAGCCTTTCAATATGCTTGAGAAACAAAAGATATTCAAGGGTGCTACGAATACTGATTTGCTTGTACTCATTGACGTTATCATTGAAAAAGCGTTAACGAAAGATGGCGATAAGATGTTTAACGCCAAGCACATTCTAGCCTTCAAAACAAAAGCTGACACAAATGTAATCGCAGACGTTGCCACAAAGATAATGGGAACAGGAAATGAAAATATTGAGGATTATAAAAAAAACTAAAGAATGATGCAGAGTTGCATAACATCTTTGGTTTAGCCGAAAAACTACACAAGACAGTTTCCGAAATCTTGCAAATGTCAGTTGAAGAATTTAATATGTGGATTGCTTATTTTCAAATCCAACATGAAGAACGAGAACGAGAACAACGACTAGCAAAGGCAAGTAGATAAGTGGCAACAAAACAAGTAAATATAGACATCATAGCGAAGGACAAGACCAGACAGGCTATGCGGTCAGCTACAGGTGGTGTTGATAAGCTTAAAAGTGCTGTATTCAATTTAAGAAACGCCTTAATAGGAATAGGTGCAGGGGTCACTCTCAAATCATTTGTCGATGTAGGTCGGCAAGTTGAATCATTACAAATCAGATTAAAATTTTTATTTGGTAGCGTTGAAGAAGGTGCAAAAGCTTTTGATGTTATGTCAAAGTTTGCATCTAAAGTACCTTTCAGCCTTGAGCAAATACAAGCAGGAGCAGGTAATCTAGCTGTTGTTGCTAAAGATGCTGATGAACTAGCAAAAATATTAGAAATAACAGGAAATGTTGCAAGTGTTACTGGAATTGACTTTCAAACCGCATCAGAGCAAATTCAGAGGTCATTAACCGCAGGTATAGCTAGTGCGGATATCTTTAGGGAAAGAGGGGTTAGAGATTTATTAGGATTTAAAGCAGGTGCTACAGTAACGGCAGAAGAAACAGCCGAAGCTTTTGAAAGGGTATTCGGAAAAGGGGGAAGATTTGCAGGTGCAACGGATGACTTAGCTCAAACCTTAACAGGTACGCTATCTATGCTTGGCGATAAGTTCTTTAACTTTCAAAAAGTTGTGGCAGAGCAATTTTTAGTAGGACTTAAACAAGAGTTTGGTGCTTTAGACAAAGCCTTAGAAGATAATGAAGACACAATCAATAAGGTTGCCAGAGCTATCGGTAAAGGTTTATCAAACGCTGTAATAGCAGTAGGTAAAGGTTTTAAGTTTTTATCGGACAATTTTGAAACGTTAAAAGCGATAGGCATGGGTCTAGTCGTTGCTAAAATAACAACATCTTTTCTAAATCTTGCGGTGGCTATTGGTAGAGTAAGAATAGCTATGGTGGCATTTTCTAGGGTTTCTAAAACCACAGTTATAGGAATTTTAGCAGGAGTCGGTTTAGCCGTTGCGGAAGCTACAGGTGCATTAGATAGAATGTTTGAAATGTTTGAACAGCCTAGAGGTATTGAAGATTTTCGTGCCGAAATGGATATTATAAAAGACCAGTTTAAAATATTTGAACATAATGGTGTTAAGGGTTTTGATGCAGTTCGTGAGTCCTATATGGCTCTGATGGAAGATATGAAAAATCAAGTGCAGTTCGCAGAACTCAATTCTGAAGAAATGGCAACCTTGACGCAAATGATGAAAGAGCTAGAGAAGGCTTATTTGGCTGTTCCACTAGAAGCGGTTGAAGTTGGTATGGATAAAGTAACCAAATCAACAAAAAATCAAGGTGATGCGGTAAAAGAATTAACAGGCGTTTATGCAAATTTTCGAAAAGGTTTTACAGATGCTTTCTCAACACAGAAGGATATGTTTAAAGAAATACAGGATATAGGTAAATCAACATTTGAGGGTCTTAAACAGTCGCTAACGGATTTTGTAATGACAGGAAAACTTAGCTTTTCTGATTTATCTACTTTTATTGTTAGAAAAACTGTTGAAATGCTTATAGGTCAAGCAATACAGAACGCATTTGAAAAAGGTTTAGCTATGTTCAAAGCAGATGCCCTTAAAAAAGCATTTATAAGCTTACACGAAGGTGCTATGAAAACTTTTGCTTCTATACCCTTCCCCTTTAACATCGTAGCTGTAGGCGGTGCGTTAGCCTTTGGAGCAGGAATAATTAATAAAATAAAAGGCTTTGAAAAGGGCGGTAGACCGCCAGTTGGCAGACCTAGTATCGTAGGTGAAAGAGGTGCTGAACTCTTTGTTCCAGACCAAGCAGGTACAGTAGTACCAAACGACAAACTAGGCATGGGTAAAAACGTAACTGTAAATTTTAATATTAATACTGTAGACGCTAGAGGGTTCAACGAATTATTAGTAAATAGCAGGGGTGTTATAGTAAACCTTATTAATAGTGCTATGAACGAAAAGGGTAAGATGGCAGTCGTATGAGTGGAGCATTACCAAAAACAAATTTCACAGCTATCAATATCAAGAGCAATCAAAGGACTTTGTTTAGTGAAACAGATAGCGGAAAGACATTTAGAAGACAAGTGCAGGGTCAACGCTTTAGTTTTACTCTTTCATATCCTCCCATGACTAGAGCAGACTTTGCACCTGTGATGGCGTTTATAATGAAGCAAAGAAACAGAAAAGATAATTTTACAGTCACATTCTCAAACTATCTAAACGCACAGGGCAACGAAACAGGCACTTTATTAGTCAATGGCTCACACACAGCAACAGACACAACTATAGCTATAGATGGATTTGCAGGAGATGGAGCAGGGCGATTAAAAGCAGGTGATTTTATAAAGTTTGCACACAGTAAGGTTTATATGGTTGTCGAAGATGCAACGTCATCTAGTAATGCGTCAACAGTCACAATAGAACCGCCTTTAAGAGAAGCTCTAGCCAATGATAGTGCGGTTACTTATGATTCAGTACCTTTTACAGTTCATCTAACGAGTGACGTTCAAGAGTTCGCAACAGGTCAGAATGACAAGGATGGAAACTTATTATTTAACTATGAGTTTGATGTAATAGAGAGTTTGTAAATGGCTAGAGGTTTAACAAGTGCAGTAAAAACAGAACTAGCCACAGGAAACATAGACCCCATACTTTTAGTTGAATTAGGTTTCGGAACACCAGTATATCTAACAAATGCAAGTTTTGATATTGCGTCTAGTGTTTCTGGAACATCAAGAACATATGCATCAAATGGACATTTTAGAGGAATAACAGGGGTAAGCGAAACAAACGCACCTTCTAAAAATAGTCTTGTGGTTAATCTTTCTGGTGTTGACCAAACCTATATATCAATAGCACTTAACGAAAACATAATTAACGATAATGTCTTTATTTACAGGGGTTTCTTAGATGCAAACCTTGCACTCATAGCAGACCCTTTCCTTTTGTTTTATGGCACGATAGACGAATATAAAATTACTGATAACACAAAATCAGCGAGTATCAATCTCACAGTCACATCACATTGGGGTAATTTTTCAAAACAAAGTGGGCGAACAACCTCAGACACTTCACAAAAAAGATTTTTTAGTGGTGATAAAGGCATGGAATTTTCCGCTTTGACTGTAAGTGACATCAAGTGGGGTCGTGTATGAGCAGTATTCATTTATATCAAGCAGAAAAAAAAGACGTTGAAAATGTTTATGATTTGCTAATTGAGTTCAAAGAATTTGATTTGAAAGACGCACGATTGCCAGAAATAGACAGAGATAAATTATTAAATTGTATCAACGTCATATTAAAAAGAGGTAAGATAATACTAGCAAAAGATTTAGATAAAAAAGAACTTATGGGGTTGTGTATGTTTCACAAATCAGAATATTGGTTCAGTAAACAACAACTTATGAATATCCATGTTCTTTATATCCGACAAAATTATAGAAATTTTAAATTAGTAAAAACAATTATTGATTCTGTGAAAAACGTATCGGAGGGGTTGCCTATAAGCCTTTCTGTAACGTCTGGATTGCATATAGACCCTGTATTTGAAAAGCTAGGATTTGAAAACATGGGTAGTAATTGGAGATTGCTATAAATGTGTGATTTAAGAGATATTACGGATGGTATTGGCGATTTTATAGGCGATGTTGTTGGTTTTGTAGAAGACGTTGTAGAAGTTGTCGTAGACGTAGTTGAAGACGTAGTTGGTTGGCTAATACCACAGCCAGAAATACCAGATTTCGGTGATGATTACGCAGAACAACAAGCACAAGGAATATTAGTTAATAAATTTAGGGCAAATGCTTCTATCCCTGTTGTATATGGCACAAGAAAAGTTGGTGGTAATGTCGTATTCTTAGAAACATCTGGCACAGACAATCAATATCTATATATGGCTTTGGTTCTTAGTGAAGGGGAAATAAACAGCGTAGAAACTTTATTTGTAAACGAAAACCAAGTTACTCTTAGCGGAGCATTGACAGACGGCACACAAAGAACAGTAGCAAGTTCCGATTCAAACTTCTTTGCAGATGCTAGTTTAATCACAGTAGAAGCACATTTAGGAACAGACTCACAATCAGCATCAACCCTTTTATCTTCTCTAAGTTCATGGACATCAAACCACAGATTGCGAGGGTTAGCGTATTTGGCTCTAAGATTTGAATGGAACGCAGATAAGTTTGGTTCATTACCTAAAGTTCAAGCAATTATAAAGGGTCGTAAAGTCTATAATCCTAACCTTGATGGAACAGTTACAGGCGGTAGCGGTAGCCATAGAGCAGACACAAGTTCAACATGGGAATATTCCGACAATCCAATATTACAGCTATTAGACTATCTCAGAAACGATAGGTTTGGCATGGGAATAACAAACAGCTATTTCGATAGTAACTTTGCTGATTGGCAGACCGCCACAGATGTTTGTGATACAAATATCACACCTTTTAGCGGTGCAAGTCAGATTGACCTAATGGATAGCCATGCGGTAGTAGATACATCATTAAAAGCTATAGATAATGTCAAAAACTTTGTAAGGGGGTCTAGGTCGTATCTAAATTTTTCTGGTGGTAAATACAATATATTGGTCGAAAGCACAGGCACAGCGTCTATAACGCTTACAGAAGACAATATAATAGGTGGTATTACAGTTCAGAGTAAAAACAAGAACTCACGATATAACAGGGTTATTGTGAACTTTATAAACCCAGATAAGAACTATCAGTCAGACACAGCACAGTTTCCACCAGTAGACGAAACAGGTTTAGCTTCCGCAGACCAACACGCCAACATGAAAACGGCTGATGGAGGTCTTTTGCTAGAGGGCAGATTTGACTTTTCTATGTTTACAAGTCCTTATCAAGCACAGGAAATGGCAGAAATAATATTAAGACGTTCACGAACTAGCCTAGATATATCACTAAAAGCGGATGCGACTGCCTTAGACCTAGCGATAGGGGATATAGTGAATATAACCCATGCAACCCCTGCTTTTTCCGCAAAACCCTTTAGAGTACAAGGAATGTCGATAAACACAGACCACACAGTAAGTTTAAAGTGTTCAGAACATCAAGATAGTTTTTACACATTCGGCACACAACAAGAAGTGGCAACGATACCAGATACAACGCTACCTAATCCTTTTTCAGTTCAACCCCCTGCAAGTATTACATTAGGAGATGAATTAGTAGAGTATGCAGATGGAATTGTTATTACCAGAATGTTAATTACTATTGGAGCGTCTACAGACCTTTTTGTTGACAATTATGAGGTGCAAATAAAGCAGACATTAGACCCAGATGGAAACGCTGTAAGTGATTCGTTTAGAGAAATAGCAGTTGGAAAAATCCTTGAATATCAACATCTTAACGTGATTGATGGTGCAACGTATCAAGTTAGGGTTAGGGCGGTAAATACTATAGGCTCAAAGAGTACCTTCATATCAACGACAAGGGCAATAGTAGGGGGTGTTGAACCGCCTAGCAATGTAGAAGATTTTGGGGTTGAGTTGCATGGTCAAGACCATTTAAAGCTTACATGGACTCCACCTTCCGCTAATAGTGACCTAGACATCTCTTTTTATGAGATACGCTATCAAAATGTTACAACTGGTGCTAATTGGCTAAACTCAACAAACCTAGTGAGATGTCCTAGAAGAAAATGCGATAATGCTATAGTACCTGCTAGAGTGGGTTCATATCTTATAAAAGCAGTAGATAAAAACGGCAATACATCCGCAGAAGCCACAATAGTCACAACCAATATTTCAGCTATACAAGCCTATAAGCAAATATCGACTTTTACAGAAACACCGAATATTTTCACGGCTTTAGACCAAATGGACACTTCTTTTCCACTAGCTGTAAAAATAGATGCGTCTGGTGATACAGTTTTATCATTAGATACAGTAACTAATTTTGACGATACAGTAGGAAACTTTGATAGTGTTGTAGGGGATTTTGAACTAGGGGGGACAGATACAACCTCAAACCCAAACTTTAACAATACAAATAGAGATGCAAAAGGCTTTTACAATTTTAGTAATTCTCTTTCACTCACACAAATATTTGATGGGAATATAGAGCCATCAATAACCCTAGACGCTGAAAACCCTTACGATTTGTTTGATAGTGGTCGAGGGTCTTTATTGTTTGATGAAGCCAAAGCACCATTTGACGGAACGGAACAAATACACGCTTTTCATAGGGTACAGATAGCAACATCAACTACGTCACTAGCGGATTGCACAAGTTTTCAAGACATAACACAGTCAGCAACATTTAAATTTAAGTTTGCAAAGTTTCGTTTAAAGTTGTCAAATGATGATGCTCAAACGTCTAGTAATGTTAAAAATATTGT